TTCTTGGACTTACTAAATCCACATTCTACCTTTGAACTATGGGGGCTTTACAATAGTATGATGTATTTATTTATTCAAAATCACGCACAAATGTTATCTTTTTAAATGTGTTGTTCCATATTTAAAAGGATAACATTTGTGCGCGATTTTGAATAAATAAATACATCATACTATTGTAAAGCCCCCATAGTTCAAAGGTAGAATGTGGATTTAGTAAGTCCAAGAAGAGAGATCGATACTCTCTGGGGGCAAACGGGATTCCCGTTAATTTTTAGAATCTCTCCAGGTTGTAAAAATTATACTTTTCTTTTCAGCTGAAACACGTGTTCGACGACGATACTCGCACCCATGAACGTCAAAATCGCATTATCGTATTGAAATCCGTACGCCACGAACACGAAACCCCAGATAAACGCCAGTAGGTCCGTCACGGGCGCCGCCATGTAACTACAGTTCGACTCGGTCGGTAACGATGCCTCCATGATTTGATAATACGCGTACCCAGCGATGGTAGATAGCACCAGAGCAATAGTATGTTTATTCATGTGATAACCTCACATAAAAAAATAACCTCACTATATATAAAATGTCTGGTGGTATTGCCCAACTCGTCGCCGTCGGTGCCCAAGATGCGCATCTCGTCGGTCAACCTGAAGTCAGCTTCTTCCGCTCTAGCTATCGACGTCACACGAACTTCGCCCAAACTGTGGAGCGCCAAGTGCTCCAGGGCATCCCAACCAATGGTGGTATCTCTACCGTTCGTTTTGAACGCAAGGGTGATCTCCTCGGATACGCGTACATCACGCAACGTACTCCAGCCGCGCTCACCAAGGAGCAATGGGCGAGCAGAATCAAGAAGGTTGAACTCTTGATTGGTGGTCAAGTCATTGATGATCAAACGTCGCATTTCTCGCAGTACATCGCGCCAACCATCATGGCCCAAAACACAAGCAAGGGTCCAGACCGCTCTTCCACGAGCACCACTCGATTCTACCCACTTCGATTTTCTTTCTGTGAAAACTGGCAATCGGCGATTCCATTGATCGCCCTCCAATACCACGATGTGGAATTGCGCATCACGTGGGATACGCCAGCGGCCAATGACTACGAAATCCACGCGCAATACATTTACTTGGATACCGATGAACGCACGACTCTCGCGTCCATGCCACAAAACATGGTCATCACCCAAACGCAAAAGTCCATCGCGTCGAACGTCGCCATGCAAGAACTCAACTTCAATCACCCAATCAAGCTCTTGGCGTCATCTAATGTGTTTGACGCCACGTCGCTCGGTATCGCTACGGGTAGCATTAAGCTTCAAATTAACGGTACGGATGTGACGGATTCGAAGCCAACCGTTCCACACTACACGGAAACGTCTCTGTACTATCACACGGCGGCGTCGTCCATCGAAGGTGATGCGGGTAACTACTTCTTGTACCCATTCTGCCTCGAAACCTCCAAATTGCAACCAACCGGTTCTCTTAACTTCAGCCGATTGGATTCCGCGCGTCTCGTGTCTACCGGTGGTTCTTTCACCGCGGGCCAAGACGTGTATGCCGTCAACTACAACATCCTCCGCATTGAAAACGGTATGGGTGGTTTGATGTACTCGAACTAAATTTATTTACAGGCTAATAACAAATGCTTTGGAAGTATATATTTCTCTTGGCTTTCGTATTCGTACTCGCGTACGATCCAAAATCCAGGACACTCGAAAAATTCATAGCTCCCGTGAATCACGAGGAAGCTACTTAAAAAGATTCAACGTTTCTATTACATAAATATGTTGTCTTTCGATCGAGAAACACTCACGATCGTGGCCATCGTCGTCTGCATTGCGGCGACGGTGTACATGTACAAGGAATTCACCAACGCGAAATCCGACATCGAAGGTATCAAAACTTTCTGTAATAAAATCGTTCAAGCGCAACACCAATCACCACCACCACGTCAGCAAGTTATCGAAGAGGGAGACGATGATGACGATGAAGAACCAGTCCCCGTAAATAAAATTGCCGACTCAGGGGATAATTAACATCTCCAACGATTATAACTTGCGACATCGCAATGAAAAAATATAAAGCAATCGCAATACCGGTAACATTTACGGGAGACAAACCAAGGTTCCTCACAGTGAGAGATAAGCGCTTTAAGGACTGGATATTCGTGACCGGAGGGTGTCGCCGAAGAGAGATTTTTAATCCGATTCGGTGTGCCCTCCGAGAACTTGAAGAAGAGACTCGTGGTGTTGTCTCTTTAAAACGGGGCGAGTATACGGACTTTAAATTTACAGTAAAGGAGAGTCCCACGGTTGATCTCGAATATAACGTATTCGTGTTTTTCGTGAATTACACGAAACCAGAACAAGTGGAACTTGTAAGGAAATTTAACGATGAAAAACAAAAAACAATAGCAAAAAAGATACAAAAACAACCCATCAAACGTACACATGACGAAAACGATTTCATGTCGTTCGATACACTTCAAGAGTTCAGGGTAAAAAAACAATGGGAACGCATCATGAAGAATATTCTAGAAAACCCAGAATTTTATGCATGTGTTACATCTTTGGATAGAAAATCCTTTGCTATTAAATAATGAAGTCCAAGAACTACATTTTAATGCAAATACATGAACTCCTCGTCGATAGACACTCGTACACACCCAAGAAAGCGAATGCTTTTATCGAAGAACACAAGGAAGACAAAGTGTACGAACTTTTGGTATTGAAAAAGAAACTCGTAGAAGATGAACCACAATATCCAGACGTTTCGTATAGACGGACGATGTGGCGAAATTTTGAAGAAGACGAAGAAGATTAAAAGAATAAAACTATGTATTGGTAAGTATGTTCAAGGAGTGGTGTAAGATTCATGGCTTCTTTGAAAAAAACCCCAATCCATCACACGTGCTCATGGACGGTGGAGTCCTATCCGTGCCGTTTGATAGATTGACTGATTTTTATGAAAAATATGTGGAATGTGTGAAAGCAAATGAGAAAATATACGTCGTCGAACAAAAGACGATCGATGCATATAATTTTTTCGTGGATCTCGATTATAAGGATGACGACCCGTTAACTATAGAGGAAATAAAACGAGTATGCAAGGTCATATGCGATAAAGTCTCTAAATATGGTGGTAAGAATGCACTCGTTTCGGTCGCGAAGCCCAAACCCGTGGGTGACCTCATGAAGACCGGTGTACACATCAATTGGCCCGATTTTCCCGTCAATCGAGATTCTGCCATCGCTCTCAGGGAGCACGTGATTGGCACACTCACTCTCGTGTATGGTTCCAAAGATTGGAATGAAATCGTAGATTTGTCCGTGTATGGAAGTAGCGAAAGAAACACGCGTGGGAGTGGGTTCAGAATGCCATTCTCACACAAGTGGGTCACACACAAAGACTGCGGTGGAAAGGGGTGTCATGAATGCAACAATGGAAAGGAGATACAGGGTGAGTATCTCCCCGTTTTCGTTTACAAGCATGGACCACTCGCCATGTTTGAACGAATATCTTCCGAACCAACGGTTGAAATTATGTACATGGCAACACTCCGAGTCGAAGGTGTCGAACCAAACATTATAGAGGGGGCTTCCAATAAGTCCGAAGGCTCTTTTACAGCGGCACAACTCAAGAATGAACTCAAAGACCCAGAAACGTGTGCACTTCTCGAGTCATTCATACGAAAGAATATGGAAGGCCAAGGACATGCACGCATAAAAAATGTATACAAGGAGAAAAACAGTTATCTCGTCGCCACGACATCGAGGTATTGTGAAAACACAAAAAGAGCACACGGTTCAAATCATGTATGGTTTTACATTTTAGGGGATTCCATTTTTCAAAAGTGTTTCTGTAGATGTGAGACTATGCGCGGACGATTTTATGGATTTTGTAGAGACTTTTCGGGTAGAAAACACCAATTACCACCGACGATAGTCGATAAACTTCAAGTCACAAAGTATAAACCTCCCCCGAAGAGACTTCCAACGCCACCGAAACCAAATGATGTAGTTAAAAATGAGCTCAAGAACTACATTCAAAAGTATATGGTAAATGGATGTGACGTGACAGTGCGAGACATCAAAAAAGACAAAGGTATCAGGAGATACACAGTGTCTTCTGATTACACGTGTAAAGTGTGTGAGGAGATGTGTACCTTTTCGATATCTAAAAGCGAAATTAAGCGAATCTGTAAATGCAAAAATCGCGTACATATGCTTATAGATAAAATAGCAAGTAAATTATAGATGTTAGCACTTGCATTTCTCATCGCAGTCATATACATGTCATCTAAACTCGTAAAGAGGGGTACATCCCCAACAATACTCGATGATCTCATAAGGAAGACACACAAGTATTCGGGTCTGAGTGAAGTTCTCTATAGAGAGTTTCTCGCCAATATAAACATGGCGAGAGAATACAGTGGACACGAAGATATATCGAGAAAACTTTTAGAACGCGGACTCGTAAATTTGGAAGATTTAGCACTTGAATCCGTGTCCGGTGATACATCGGTCGTTGAGGAGATACACGAGTTAATAGTAAAGATAAACGCTGAATTTGAAAACATATATAGAAGGACTTAAAGATGTAATGCTAATCGTATACAAATGAGTACATTTAGAACCCGCTCAGGGCGAATTTCCAAACAACCGGAACGACTCGAAATTTTAGAAGAGGTTGAGGATGATTTCACCGACAACGAAGACGAAGACTTCGATGAAGATGACTATGAATCCGAATCCGAATCCGAATCCGAATCCGAATTTGATGATGAAGACGCTGACGAAAACGGGAATTTGGCCGGATTTGTCATAGACGATGATGATTGCGAGAGTGAAGATGAGGAATAATATACTTAAAAAAATAATTCGCCAGATTATAAATGGAGAGTGATATAGGAAATCCAATCGAATACACACCCGATATCATGGATAAAGAGAGTGAACGCGGGCAAGAGGAACAACAAGAACAAGAGCCCATGTATTATTATCCACCTCCCCCACCTCCACCTATGCATCACCAATACCAATCTGAAAAGGTTGATATATTTGCGACACTCGATAAAACGGCGTATACCATTATTTTTGTGGCTTTTATATTAGGCTTCTTCATGGGGAAAACCATGCAACCAGTTATCCTTCGACCGGGATGAGAATCCTTTGAAATCGGTCGTTGGTTCGTCCCTCGATTCTAGGAAATACGCCCGACTCACGACGAGAGGGTCTTTAGATGCAGCTTCTGCGACTTCTGTTGCAGACACGTATGGATCTTCTTCTTCCATCTTCCGTTTAAGCTCCATGACCTGACGGTCTCTTGTGTTTAAACCGAATATGTATAGCGCGATAAGTATGGTCACCACGTTAAGTGCGATGGTCAACATAATTATTATATGCTCATTTTTTTATTTACTTCGAGTTCACTTCTTCTTCTTTGTCTTCTGCTACCGCGATTTGCGCCTCCGCTGACTCTTCAGCTTCTCGTAGTTTTTTTCGCGCCTCAATTTCCTTCGCGACGATTTCATCCGCTTCCTTGATGAGTTCTTCCATGATGACGTCTGGCTTCTCTTTCTTCAATCGTTCCAATACTTCGGCTGGGTGACTGATTGGCTTTTCATCGGGTTTCGTGTAATACTTTGAGTTTTCATCACCCGGCTTGATGAATGTGTTCGCACCAGCATCCATCATGTCTCGCTTACGTTCTTCAAACATCTTCGCCGCCATTTGTTGGTTTTCCTTGTATCCAGACATCAACGTATCGAGCTTTTCATTCGTGTAGTGTACGTCCTCGATAGCAGTCGGGTCGGGTGGGATCAATAGCCACTTATACATGTCGACCACGTAAATATCAAACGTCGCGTCTTCCTTTTGGAGGCGCTTCGCATGAGACGCGGCTTCTTCACGGGAGTTGAACGCACCACGAATCTTGATACCGAACTTATCATTCTTTTGTGGACACTCTGGGCCTATCACAGAAAGACAGGCGTAGAGTTGACCGGGGACGGTAGTGTAATCTTGTTCGAGCGACATTTTCTAAGAAATACTCGTGTTAAAACTTTAAGCCAGGTTAAAAACAAATCACGTATTGATATAAATGCACTCATTTTGGAATACACAACCCATGCCACGTGCACACGGGGATTATATAGGTGAAATCGATTCTTCGAGAACATACAATGAAACACCCATCGAACTCCCCGAAGAATATGAATGGTCTGTGTGTTCCATTGACGAGGCGGCGCATCTATTGAGTGCACATTACATACGTGACGAACACTTTTCACTCGAATACACGGAAGAGTTCGTGGAATGGGCCACCGAACCAGATTGGAACCTCGGACTTCGAACCAAAAGTGGTGGGAAGCTCGTTGGTTTTATTTCGGGTGTACCTTCTAAATATAGGATACACGATAAAGTCGTCGACGTTCTACAGATTAACTTTCTGTGTGTGCACGATACGATTCGAAACAAACGCCTCGCGCCTCTGCTCATATCCGAAATACGTAGAAGAGCTAACGCGGTCGGAATATGGCAAGCCGTGTATACGGCTGTCGCGGAGTTACCCACACCCATCGCGAAGACACGGTACTGGCACAGACTTCTCAATGTACCCAAACTCAATAAGGCTAAATTTTCACAAGAACGCGAACGCCCACATCGTCTCATCGGGGGTACTTCACACTCGTTTATTATGAAACGAGACGTACCACGCGTAACACGTATACTCAATAGACATTTGTCTAAATATGCGATAGCGCCCGTCATAGACGAGGCATACGTAACACGGTGGTTGATTTCAATCAAAGATGTGGTACATTCATACATAGATGAGGCGGGACATGTCACGAGTTATTACTGTGTTCCATACACTTCCGTCAAAACTGGTATTCGTGTGAAACAGGCATACATGTTTTATGACACGGGTGACGAGCTTAAATCAGCGGCGATTCTCGCACGCAATGCGGGTTTCGATGTTTATAATACACTCGACGTTGGTTTAAAACACAGTACACTTCGTGATTCAAAATTTATGGAGGGTAATGGTCATAATCACTGTTACGTTTACAATTGGTCTTGTGGTAACGTTTCACCGGAAAATGTTTTTATGAGATTTTTCTAAATTCAAAATTAAAAATAAAAAAAATTATTTTTTTCTACGCTTTCTTCTTTGAAAAGGATCGAAAAAAATAAAAAAAGTTTTTTGTGTTTTTAAAATTGAAAAAGTACCAAAATACTTAGAATATTAAAATTTAGTATACCTATTTTAGACCAATTGACGAGGTTATATAGAGGGTATACCTATTTGATATCTATTTACAATTTACTCCGTGTATATAATCCCAAAATTAAAAATAAAAAAAATTATTTTTTTCTACGCTTTCTTCTTTGAAAAGGATCGAAAAAAATAAAAAAAGTTTTTTGTGTTTTTAAAATTGAAAAAACATGGTGTTGCTTCGCACTTATTCTCGTCTTTTGGTCTGAAACTCTATATATAAAGAAATAATTCGTATATATACCACACATGATATCACATGGAGACGGTGGATCAAACACGAATGCGAGTGGTCTACCATTTGAAAAATGTGTCTTACGAAATCATATACCCGGACAGAAATATGTGATAGGCGACAAAACATTTGTATACTTGAAACAATCCGATTTCATGAATCACATGTCTGACCTAAAAGATACATATTGGGAACACGATAAGAAACCAGATGGCGCTTACGTCAGTTCTGATAGAAAGACGGTAATCCTTTTCGAGTGTAAACACCAAATAATACCCGGCTCTGTCGACGAAAAACTTCGCACCGGTCCGTGTCTACTCGAAGAGTATCGTCACCTTTACCCGGGTGTGAATTTCCATCTCGCATTTATCGTAAATGATTGGTGGTTCAAACAGAAAAAATATGAAATACCTATAAAATTTAACGAAAAATACGGTATAAAAGTATTTTTCGCGAAACATGGCGACGTTTCATGGAAGATGCACATCAATCGTAAAACACATAAGTGGACATTGTTCCCGGCATACTACACATTAGATGAATCTGAAGTTAATCATTGGATGACCGAACGATCACTTCAGTCGTAGTCGCTTCTGGATTTTTACT